CGCCCGGTCAGCCAGTGACCGAGTTGCCAATTCGGGCCATCGGTCCAGACGTCCGTCAGTTCGGGAAAGAATGGATAGGGTCTCGCGTCCCAGGTCCATGCGGCGCATTCTGGCACATGAACCATCCGCGTACTGGTCACTCCCGACAGCGGGTTGTTGGCTGGTGCTGACCAGAACAGATACGTCGCTTCCAGATAGGCGCGCTGGAGCGCATCGTCGCGCCAGCCGCGTGAAAAATAAGGTGTGAAGCTTTCGGACGACTTCGGATCGAAGAAGACATTCGGCTGGTTGGTGCCACGGTCAATGGCCGGGCAGCCCAGTTCGGTGAACCAGATCGGTTTTGACAGTGGAACCCATGCGGTTGGCGTGCCGCTTTCCACCCCGCCGGGCCGGTTGAAATGCGGGTTTTGCCACCAGGATTTCAGATCCTTGAAGCGGAACACCCATGGTTTGGCTGCTGCGCCATCGCTGATTGGCGTGCGGTTTTGCGCCGTCCGGTCGGCGGGGTTGGCGTAAAACCAGTCAAACCCCTCGCCGCCGTTGATGTTCGACTGAAGATAGCCCCGATCATAGATCGCCGGAGCCAGTGCTGCATCAGTGTGATCGAACCCATCGCGCCAGTCCGACAGCGGCATGTAGTTGTCGATGCCGATGAAATCGATGTTCGCGTCCGACCAGAGCGGATCGAGGTGGAAATAGACATCGCCAGAACCGTCGCCGGGCTGGTGGCCGAAATACTCCGACCAGTCGGCTGCGTAGCTGATCTTGGTGCCCGGCTCGAGGATTGCACGGACGGCCGCAGCCAGATCGCGATAGGCCTGCACCGCCGGATAGGTCGCGGCCCCGCTGCGGATCGTGGTCAGACCGGGCATCTCGGTGCCGATCAGGAAGGCGTCGACGCCGCCCGCAGCTTTACACAAATGAGCGTAGTGCAGCACCATGCGGCGCAGGCCCCACTCACCGACCGGGCCGGTCCAGGTGACCGCCTCGCCGGAAACGTTGAAGTTGGCAGGCGTCGCAGTGCCGAACAGGGCTGCAACCTGCGTGGCCGCCGTGGCGGTCTTGTCCACGGTCCCGGCATAATTGGCCGCCGGGGAACAGGTGATCCGGCCCCGCCACGGGAAGATGGGCTGACCGGTCGTGGCCGCGTTGTCGCTGTAGGGGTTCGGCAGCACGTTGCCGGGCGGCACATCCATCAGAATGAACGGATAAAAGGTGACGCGTAGCCCTCGCGCCTTCATTTCCCTGATTGCCTGCACCACAGCGAAGTCTGCAGGCGTGCCGCCATAAACAGGTCGGTCCTCGGCATCCCGGCTGACCAGAAAGGCACTGGCGCGGCTGACGCCGTTCACTGACCACGCCGACGGTGTCGTGGTCTTGGCTGCAACCTCGACGCCGGGGCGAACCTTGCAATTACCCGCGCGCAGGTCGTCGCCGAACCATGCCACCACCAGCGACACACTTTCCACCGCCGGTGCCATGGACTGCAAACGATCCAGCGCCACGACGATGTCGGCCGTGTCGGAAATGGCGTTCAGGTTCTCGGCGACGGTGCTGCCACCCGAGGTCTGGCCGAGGATGTTCGTGCTGCCGCCACTGGTCGTCTTGACCGGCGCGGTGGCGTAGCTGAATTCCCCCGAAGCCGGGATCAATGTGACGGCCTTTACCAGCCCCTCCGCTGTGTCCGGATCCGCGAGGGGCCGGAACACCTCAAAACTGATCTGCGGCAGGCGATTGCCGAAACCACTGAGGTTCAGTTCCTCAAACACAACATAGGCAGTGCCACGATATGTGGGGGTGTTGGCCGCGCCCATCTTGGCCGAAATGAAGGGATCGGGGCTTTGCGCCTCGTCGCCCGGATACCAGCGCCAGGTGACGCCGGTCATATCCATCGCCTTGCCGTCTGCCCAGACGCGGCCGATACCGGTGATCTCCCCCTCGCACAAGGCGACGGCGAAAGACGCATAGTAGAGATACTCGGTGGTGGTGACCTTCGGCCCGCTCCCCTTGCCACCGCCTTGGCTGGTGGTGTTGACCTCTTCGCGGAAATCGGTGGCCCAGATGATATTGCCGCCGATGCGCATTCGGCCAAAGAGGCGCGGGATCACCGCCCCTTCGGTCGAGGACGTGATGCGCAGGCTATCCAACCGCGCGCCCTCGATGCGTTGGGCCGGGGCGAGGGACGACACGATCCAGTTGTCGACGACCGATCCGATGGTCGAGCCGATGAAGCCACCGATGGCAGCACCGGAAAAGCCGAGGATGGCACCGCCAAAAGCGCCACCAATCGCGGAGCCGACGGCGCCAAGAACAAGAGTTGCCATGTGTGTGGTCTCAGCTTTCGGGGAACATGAAGGCGAAAGTGATACGCCGCCGCCATGTCGGGGTCAGGATTTCCTCGACGACGCCAAGCCGCTCGTAGGAATGGATGAAACTGTCTGGCCCGGTCAGGATCCCGACGTGCTTGGCGATGGCGCGTGGAGACATGCGAAACATGACGAGTGCGCCGGGAGCGGTTTCAGTGGGCGCGACCTCCCGCATCATGCGACGCGCGCCATCTGCCAGAACTTCGCGCGGCCCGGTCTCGCCCCAATCGCGGCTGTATGGCGGGATCGGAAAGGGCTCGTCTCCTACAACCTCGCGCCAGACGCCGCGTGCGAGGCCGAGGCAATCACAGCCGACCCCGCGCAGACTCGCCTGATCGTGATAGGGCGTGCCGAGCCATGCCCGCGCTGTGGCGACAACGAGGACGGGATCGGCGGAAATCACAACACGCCACCTTCATGCCCGCCGTCTTGGCTGGCATAGCGCAACACGGCATCTTGGCCTGGAATGTTCGGGAACCCCCTGAAGTTGGCGGTATTGGCGAACTTTGCCCCGCAGGTGGCGATGCGCTTGTCGCAGCCCGCCCGAGCCACGAAGCTGTCACCCTCGGCGATTGCACGCACTGGCGCTTCCAGGAGGGTCAGGGTGGCGATGGCATCGGTCAATCCATGGGCCAGAACTTCAGTGATCCGCCCGGCATTGGCACCGCTGGTCCAGGTGATTGTGCCAGACGTGAACCAGGCGGCTGCAAACCCGGCCAAGCCCGAGGCCATGAACGCGCGGTCGCGCAACAGGTCAGTGACAACGCCGAACCCCTTGTAAACAGCGTTTTCCAGATTGATCCCGCAGCGCGTATCGCCCAGCGCCGCATCACACCCCGCCTGAAACGTCCGCCCGACCGTCTGGCCCAGAACATGCGCCAGCGACCGCACCTCGGCCACGAAAGCCATGCGACCGCGCCGGATTTGCCCGACCGCTCCGCGCCGTAGCAGCAGCCGCTGGCTGGTGTCGGCCCAGTTCACCCGCCACAGCTCCACCGCAGCATTGTCCCAGCGCCCGTCGAGGATGTCGGTTTCTGTGATCCGGTCCGAGGTCAGCACGCCGGTGGCATCTTGCGCATCGACGGCCAGATCGGAGCCTGAGCGAATTTCCGAGGCGGCAAACCCGCTTTCAGGCTCAAACTCAGTGCCGTCAAAGCTTAGGGCGCGATCATGATCGGTGAAGCCCAGCGCCACGCCATCTGCCCGCGAAATCCGCCAGCACCAAGACAGAGTGGTTGTGCCATCGTCGAGATGGGCCTGCAGCGCAGGGGAGAGGGATTTCATCTGCGGATCTCCAGCAGCGGGATGGATGTGATTGATCCCAGCCGTTCAACATCGAGGGTCACGTCCAGCGTGTCGGTATCGAAGCGGACTGGCACATCGAATTCGAAGCCTGTCGTGATTGCGACACCCGCACCGGGGGCGGTATTGAAGGTCACGCTGCCGGTCGTGGTATCGACACTCCAGCTGGTCATCTGCTCGACCCCGTTTAAGGCAAGGCGAACGCTGCTTGCGACAGGTTTGGCGATGGCGCGGGTCCAGCCTTGCGCTCCGGAGGTATAGCGCTTCAGGAGGCCGAAGGTGGTGACCGCACCATTTCCAGTGCCGATGGGCTGGTCGGTCGGGGCCACGGCCTGCGACGGCA